GAGGCGCAACATGCAGTCGCAGCTTTCTGGTGAGGGTGGGGGCGGGGAAGATCCGCTGGTAGCCTTGAAGAAGCAAGAACTTGATCAGCGAGCCGCTACGGATCAGGCCAAGATGCAGTTGGATCAAGCCAAGTTGCAATTGGAGACGCAGAAGATGCAGCAGTCGCTACAGATTGATCAGGCGCGGTTGCAGTTACAAGCAGCAAAAGGAGGGCGAAATGCCGCTTAAAAAGGGTTCTAGCCAGAAGACGATTAGCCGAAACATTGGCGAACTCGTAGGCACTTACAAGGAAAAGGGCCGCATTGGCGCTAGCAAGCCGAAGAGCAGCGGCGCTGCGGTGAAGCAGGCTGCGGCGATTGCATACACCAAAGCAGGCAGATCGCGTAAGATGGACACGGGTGGTGTGGTGCGCACGGTCAAGAAAAAGGACGGCAACCGCCCAGTCAAGATTTACTGATACGTTTAAGCGCTTCGGGTGGTGCGAAAACCGCCTGCTTTTCATGGAAACCTACCATGCTTGAATTTGCAAAAGCAGTTTTGAAAGAAATTAGAAATCTCCGTGAATCATCGGAAGATATCATCCTGAACGGCACGATTGCTGACATGGAGCGTTATCGCTACATGATGGGTCGTATTGAGGGATTGAAGCTAGTAGAGGATTCCGTGAAGGCGCTTTTAAGATCGCAAACGGATGACGATGGCTTTTCAATCTAAAGGAGACCTATGAGCGCAGCAGCAAAAGAGCCGACCGCCCTTGAGAAAAAGTGGGCGGAAGAGGCGGTCAAACACGTGCCGAGCCTAGAGGACGCCTACACGGCGGAGGGCTTTAAGCCCGACATGCTCGACGAGACGGTAATCGATCGCATCCCGACCCCTACGGGTTGGCGTATTGCGATCCTTCCCTATCGTGGGGCGGAGAAGACCAAGGGGGGCATTGCCCTATCCGAAGAGACCCAGCGCAAGCAGCAGGTTTCGACGGTGTGTGGCTATGTCTTGAAGATTGGTCCGCTCGCGTACGCCGACGAGGGCAAGTTCCTGACCGGCCCGTGGTGCAAAAAGGGTGATTGGATCATTTTCGGCCGTTATGCGGGAGCTCGTATCCCTATTGACGGCGGGGAGATCCGGTTGATTAACGATGATGAGGTCTTAGGTGTCGTAAATGACCCCGAAGACGTCCTACACATGTGGTAAGGAGATTTTTAAATGGTAAACGAATTGTTAGAGTTTAACGTGGGGGAAGGCGAACAGCCGACCAACGTCCAAGTGCCTATTGAGGAGGAAAACCCTACCCTGCCGCAGGTTAGTAACGAGGCAGCCGCATCGGAGAATAACGAGCGCGAGCTTAGTGACTACAGCGACAAGGTTAAAAAGCGCATTGACAAGCTGACGGCTCGTCTTCGCGAGACCCAGCGTCGTGAGCACGCGGCCTTGGACTATGCCAAGCAGGTTCAATCTCGCGCGCAGGAGCTTGAGCAGCGGTATGTCAAGAGCGACGCCGATCGCCTCGTTGAGGCGCAGAGTCGGGTTGAGACCCAGGCGGTGGCGCTCAAGCAGATCATCCGAAAAGCCCGTGAAGAGGGGGATATCGACACCGAAACCGAGGCCCAGCAGCGCCTGTCGGGCTTGACCCTGGAAAACTCCCAAATCCAGGCGGCCAATGCCCAACGCGAAGCCTATGTGCAGCAGCAGGCCGTTTACCAGCAGCAGCAACAGCAGCAGGTTGCCTACCAGCAGCAGCAGCAACAGCAGCAGGTCGACCCCCGGGTTGAGGAATGGGCGGAAAAGAACAAGTGGTATGGCCGGGACACCGTAATGACCCATGCCGCCTGGGGCATCCATCGTCAGTTGGTACAGGTTGACGGTGTTGACCCCAGTTCAGATGAGTATTATGATGAGCTTGACAAACGTGTCCGAGACGCTTTTCCGCACAAGTTCCAGGAAAACGGTTCGGGCACGCAAAGCAGGAGCCGTAACGTGCAAACGGTTGCGCCTGCCTCACGATCCTCCGGGATCAACAATTCTGCACGCCGCACTGTCAGGTTGACCCCTAGTCAAGTGGCAATTGCAAAAAAGCTGGGCGTTCCTCTTGAGGAATACGCTAAGTACGTGAAGGAGTAAGCGACATGAGCAACGTTAAAACTGTTAACCGCGTTTCCCGCGAGGCCGATGCTCGAGGAAAATCTGCGCGACGTAAGCCATGGGCTCCCCCTTCTCGCTTAGATGCGCCCCCGGCGCCCTTGGGATATAAGCACCGTTGGATTCGGGCTTCGGCAGGTGGGGTAGAGGATCGCACGAACATTGCAGGTCGACTCCGTGAGGGGTACGAGCTGGTTCGTGCGGACGAATACCCCGACTTCGCGGCACCGACGGTAGACGATGGCCGACATGCGGGTGTAATCAGCGTGGGAGGTCTTCTTCTGGCTCGTATTCCTGAGGAAACGGTCGAGGAGCGCAATGCGCATTATCAGGGTAAAGCGAGCGACCAAATGCAGGCTGCGGACAACGAATTGTTAAAAAGCAACGCTCACTCAAGCATGCTTATCGAACGTCCGATCCGTCAGTCTCGTGTTTCATTCGGCGGCCCTAAAGTGGCCAGTGAATAACTTTTTAGAGGATTAAACAAATGGCGAATACAGATAAAGCCTTTGGTTTTCGTCCTCTCGGCAATTTGTCTGCGACTGGAGCCCAGAAGCAGTACGGTTACGAGATTGCGGATAACCAGGCAGGTGCGATTTTCCAGGGCGACCTGGTAACTATCGTGGCTGGGTATGTTGTTAAATTTGTTCCGGCTACGCACTCTGCGGCGCTGGGCGTGTTTAATGGCTGTTTTTATATCGACCCGACGACGGGTAAGCCGACGTGGAAGAACTACTATCCGGGCAGTGTCAACATCACGGAAGGTACTATATCGGCCGACGTGTTGGACGACCCGAGTCAGTTGTTCCTCGTTCAATCTGATGGAGTCATCGTTCAAGCCAATATTGGCAAGAACGCGGACGTCATTGGAACGGGCGGTAGCACCGTTACGGGTGTGTCCACGATGGAGCTTAATAGTGCCACCATCGCTGATACTGCGGCATTGAACCTCAAGATTGTTGGCTTGTGGAATGTTCCAGCCAACTCGCTTGGGGAATTTGCCGTGCTCGTTGTGAAAATCAACGAACACCTGTACGGCAGCACTGGCGTCAAGGCCGTAACCTGATTCATAGGGGCATAAAAAATGGCTATTTCACGTGCACAATTGGTCAAGGAACTCGAGCCGGGCTTGAATGCCTTGTTCGGCCTTGAGTACAAAAACTACGAAAACGAGCACGCCGAGGTTTACTCGGTAGAGAGTTCGGATCGTGCGTTTGAAGAAGAGGTAATGGAGTCGGGCTTCGGTGAAGCTCCGGTGAAGTACGAGGGCTCTGGCGTTTCTTACGACCAGGCGCAGGAAGTCTACACCGCTCGTTACACTCACGAAACGATCGCTCTGGCGTTTGCGCTTACGGAAGAGGCCGTTGAGGACAACCTCTACGACCGTCTTGCTGGACGCTACACCAAGGCGCTCGCTCGTTCTATGGCTCAGACGAAGCAGATTAAGGCGGCTAACGTGCTTAACGGCGCGTTTACCACCTCACTAGGCGGCGACGGAAAGCCGCTCTGTGCGGATGATCACCCGACCCTGTCGGGCCCGAACCTCCGTAACGAGCTCGCTACTTCGGCGGATCTCTCTGAGACGTCGCTTGAGCAGGCACTGATCGACATCGCTGCGTTCACCGATGAGCGTGGCCTGAAGATCGCGGTGCAGGGCCTTAAGCTCATCATCCCGAAGGAACTCATGTTTACGGCTGACCGTATCCTCAAGTCAACGCTTCGCGTTGGCACTGCGGATAACGACATCAACGCCGTGAAGAACATGGGGATGGTGCCGCAGGGCTACAGCGTGAACCACTTCCTGACCGACCCGGATGCGTACTTCATCAAGACGGACGCTCCCAACGGCATGAAGATGTTCCAGCGTGTGGCCATCAAGACTGGTTTCGAGGGTGACTTCGATACCGGCAACGTGCGGTACAAGGCTCGCGAGCGCTACAGCTTCGGCTTCAGCGACCCGCGCGGCATCTTCGGTTCGCCTGGCGCGGCCTAAGAGGCAAGGTGGAAGGGGGCCGCAAGGCCCCCTTTCTCTATGTGTTTCTATCGCGTATAGTAAAGTTTCCGGGGGAAATCCGGTACGTCTGACAGTCCCGGCTGACGACATGCAGACAGACGTACTTAACTCGCATGTGAGGACAATTTAATGGCGACTACTACTTTTTCTGGGCCAGTCGTTTCTAATGCTGGGT